TTGCAGCTGCAAACGTTGAAATGTTGATTGTAGGTGGCGGTGGTGGATCGGGTTCGCTTTCTTCTGGTCCAGGTGGCGGCGGCGGTTCTGTAATATATTATGGAAATGAATCTGCAAACACAGGTGGGCCAGTAAAACTTTATAACGGAACATACACAATAGTTGTTGGAGCTGGTGGTGTATTGTCAACTTCACAGTCAATTTCAAATCGAGGAGGACAATCTAGTGTCATAGGTGTTCCCAGCGACACAGTTACACACTATGGCATCGCAGCAGCAAACACATTTGGTGGTTTTGATGCTTATGGTGGCGGTTCAAAATACAGAGCTTTAGAAGAACTACACGGTTCAGGCCACGGCGTTTACGGTGGGCAAGCTACTTTTCAATATGGTTTTCCAGCACCTGGCCACGGGTTCAGAGGCGGTGCCGGTTTTGGTGGTGCACCAACCTGTCATGGCGGCGGTGGCGGCGCAGGCGCTGTAGGTGGAGATGCTGTCAACTTAACCAATGGTGGGGCTGGCGGTATAGGCAAACAGTATTCAATAAGTGGCACAGCTACTTATTATGGTGGCGGTGGCGGCGGCGCAAGGTCCACAACTGGTGGAACAATTGCTCCTGGTGGTCTTGGTGGTGGCGCAGCTGGTCTGAATGGAACGAACACAGTAGCAAACAGCGGAACAGTAAACACAGGTGGCGGTGGCGGAGGCGCACAGGGTGGCACCTCTGGTGGTGCAGGTGGTTCAGGCATAGTAATCATTAGATATCCCGATAGTTATCCAGCTGCAAACGGAACGACCGGTTCACCAACTATTACCGTTGCTAATGGCTGGAGGACATACACATTTACACAGTCTGGAACTATATCATTCGGTTAAGGAAAAAATGGCACACTTTGCACAATTAGATGAAAATAATATTGTAACAAGAGTTCTTGTGATTGACCAAGAAACTATTAATACTGGAGCTTTTGGTGATCCACAAACTTTTATACAAACAAGTTATAATACATATGGTGGTGTTCATATATTAGGAGGAACACCATTAAGAAAAAATTATGCTGGTATAGGATATACTTACGATTCAGTTCGTGACGCTTTCATTGCACCAAAACCCTACGATTCTTGGACACTAAATGAAGAAACTTGTTGTTGGGAACCACCAACACCAATGCCAACAGATGATAAAATTTATCACTGGAACGAGGAGACACTTTCTTGGGTGGAACAAGTTACAGAACCAGAAGCATAAATATCCCTTATAGGGGGATATAATGGCACAACCAATCACAACAAGAGCAGCATTCAAAGAATATTGTCTGCGTAGACTAGGTTTTCCTGTAATTGAAATCAACGTTGATGACGACCAGGTTGAGGATCGTATTGACGATGCTTTGCAATACTGGCAGGATTATCATTTTGATGGTCTACAAAAAGTCTATTATATTAAAAGACTAGACCAAACAGACATTGATAACAAATATTTGAATTTAGCTGACGCTAGAGATTCATCAAACAACGTATTACAAATTGCTGGTGTCACCAGAATTTTTCCAATTCAAGATTCACACATGCAAGTTAATATGTTTGACCTCAGATACCAACTCCGTTTGAATGAGTTGTATGATTTCACATCCGCTTCCTACATCAACTACACATTAACCCTACAACACCTACGCATGTTGGAACAGTTGTTTACTGGTGAAGTGCCTATTAGATTCCAGAGACACATGCAAAGATTGTATATTGATTGGGGTTGGGGTCAAAATCAAGCACCAATAGGAACAACAGTTATTGCGGAATGTTATGCAGTAATTAATCCTGATGTGTATACACAGGCCTGGAATGACCGTTGGTTAAAAGAATATGCAACAGCACTTATCAAACGTTCTTGGGGTAACAACCTTAAAAAGTTTGATGGCATCCAATTACCAGGTGGTGTCAAGTTAAACGGAGATAAAATCTATACTGAAGCTAAAGAAGAAATAGATGCTCTCCATGCAGAAATCGGTGACAAGTATGGTGCACCACTAGAAATGTTCATGAACTAAAATGGCAACATCGGTTTATTTCAATAATTATAACTCTCTTGCTGAGCAAAGAGTAATCGAGGACTTGATTGTTGAATCAATCAAGATTATGGGCTTTGACGCCTATTATTTGCCTATTGAAAATGAAACAGACCGAGACATTTTATACGGTGAAGATCCGGTTAAAAAGTTTAGTGCAGCGTTTCCAATCGAATTCTACCTATCAAGTTCTATGGAATATGAAGGAGAAAAAGAATTCTTCTCCAAGTTTGGTTTGGAGATTAAAAACAACGTCAGCATCATACTATCAAAACGTTCCTTTTCTCAACGTGTTCCACAAAATACATTTACAAGACCTAGAGAAGGTGACTTGATTTATGTTCCATTTTTGAATGGCACGGGTGAATTATTTGAAATCAAATTCACTAATCAAACTAAAGACTTCTTTATGTTAGGACGTAAGATACCATTCTTCTATGAATTGGAACTTGAGAAATTCAAATACTCACAAGAACTTATCGATACTGGTGTTGAGGATATCGATGATGTTATGATTCAATCCGCTTATACATTGGAATTGAATACGGGTGTTGGAACAGGAACATTCGAACAACGTGAAATTGTTTTCCAGTCCGATGACGGCACACAAGCAAATGCGTATGTGGTGGCAATAGTGCAAGAATGGATTAAACCAGACGATATGTTGAAAGTGTCAAACGTTGCAGGTGAATTCCGTGATAACGTTGCAATTATAGGTGCGACAAGCGGTGCAGAATATTACCTATCTTCATATGATCCACTAAAAGATAGCACAAGAAATGAAGCTTATGATAACGCTTACTTGAATGACACCGCAAGTAATATCATAGACTTCACAGAAACAAATCCGTTTGGAAGAATCTAATGTCAACATATAATCGTGTCATAAGAAAATTAGTTGTTGGTTTTGGTAACCTGTTTGACAATATAACATTGTATAGGTTTAAACCAGACAACACCGAATCGGAAAGATTTGTTGTTCCAATCGTATACGCTTCCAAAGAACGTTATGTTATGAGACTGGAAGAAGATTTGAATTTGGACAAAAAGGTTCAAACAACTCTACCTAGAATGTCATTTGAAATGGCAGGATTAAGTTACGATTCTAGTAGAAAACAGAATACAAATATTAAAAATTTTGCAGGCACATCAGGCACTGGTGTATTGGCACAATATAATCCAGTTCCATATAACTTCGATTTCAACCTCTACATATATGTTCGTAACATTGAGGATGGAACACAAATCATAGAACACATTTTACCATTTTTTACACCAGATTATACAATCAAATTGAATTTAATTCCTGAAATGGGAATTATTAAGGAAATTCCAGTTGTATTAAATAATACCAGTCATGATATTGTGTATGAGGGTGGTCGAGATAATGAAACCAGAATGATTATCTGGACATTAAACTTTACAGTCAAAGGTTTCATATTTGGTAAATTCAGAGAAACAAACGTTATCAATCGTGCTTTCGTATCAGTCTATAATCAAGTGAGACAAGATGAATTAATAGAATTTTATATGGATTTAGATTCTGGTTATGGAACATATAAAGTTGGAGAAACTGTATATCAAGGATACACGGCAGACGATGCAACAGCTACAGGAATAGTTGTTCAATTTACAGATAACATCTTACGTTTAAAAGAACTAACAGGAAACTTTGTGTCAGATAAACCTATATACGGAATTAATACATTGGCAAATTACAACTTTACTTCCTATAACTTGAACCCATTGAAATTTGTTGAAGTTGATTCAGTTGGTAGAGTTACAACAGACATTGATTATATGTCTGTGGATAAGGAAGAAGCCAAGGCCGATAATACGTTGGCCGAGGTTGTTACTATCAATAAGGCCGCAAACCAGTAAACAAAACGAGAGAATTAAATGTCTAAACAAATTATCAATCTTGGTATTAGAGCGAACGATGGCAAAGGTGATTCATTACGAGTTGCTTTTGGTAAAACAAATAACAACTTTACTGAGTTGTATAATACCGTTTCTCATAATTCCAACGTATCAAATACTTACTATGAAACAAATCAAGAACTAGCTCAGAACGCATACAACAAAGCGAATACTGCATCTCTTGGTGATATTTTGTTCTTGGACACCACAATGTATAGTAATACAAAAGTGGAAATTGGCAACGACCACCATGGATTGAAAGCATGGGGTTTATTATTTGGTCAAACCACAACGCAAGCCAATAATGCATACGGAACCAGTGTTGCATATGATAGTGAAAATAATATATTGGCTTCGTTCACAACACAAAATGAAGTTACTGGTCTACCACAATCAACAGTTATTAAATTTGATTCTCACGGTTTAGTTTACTGGAGAAATTCTGTTCCTGCCGCAAACGTGAATAATACTTTACTAGCAAGTTATGCTGATTCTGTTTATGTTGATGCAAACAATAATGTTTATTTGTTGACAAATATACCAGACGATTCTTCAACATTAGTTACTAAATTTAATTATCTTGGACAAAATGTTTGGAATACATTAATTTCAGATTCTACCGACTCAAGAGACATAGTTGTTGATGATGAAGAATTCCCGTATTATGTTGGTCACCATAACCTAATCACTGGTTTAGATATTACTGGTGAATTATATTTTACACACTTCAATTTAAATACAGCAAACACACATTCTGTAATGGCGTTACCAAATAGAGGTGGTGTTTATGTTGGAACAGATACCGGCCAAGTTCATAAATTTGATACAGAAGGTGTATATCAATGGTCAAATCAAGTTAGTGCAGCTGGAGAAATAATTTCATCATTAACATATGATGGTGCAAATAATTGGTATGCAGCTGCATGGACCAACATTTTCAAGTTTGCTCCAGATAATACATTACTTTGGGAAAAAGAAATTCAAGGTCTTGATCCAAGAATTGCTTCCATAAAATATAGTGATAATTATCTATATGTTATGGGTGCAACAGAAGATCCAAATTCAAAAGATGCATTTATCATTTACAAATTACACTCAGCAAATGGCGAATTGGTATGGGCAAACTCTTTAGAAATTACTGGTGCATCACAGAATAATGGTTTGGGTCGTAGAAGAATGGATGTAAAAGGAGATTTTATCCTTATTACCGGTCATGCATATCCAAACAACAGCACCAAAGCGATTGCAACAATATATCAATTACCAATTGACGGAACATTACCAGGAACTTATTTTGGTTCAAACTCAACAACATGGGGAGCTCACACATACGTTACAGTTCCTGAAGCAACAACTGTAACCAGTTCTCAAGTTGGCAGTGGTAATACAACAGTAACAATTGCTGAAAATGTGAACTATGCCTACACGATGCCAGATGTTGCATATCAAAATCCAAGTCCAGAAAACGAAGAAACAATCAATTATTTCCTACAAAAATGGAACTTCACAGAAGATGGAACTTTAGTTATACCTTCTTCTGGTTCAGATTTGGCCATAGAGTTTAGTGGTAAAGGTGTTGCAAACGTTGGTGCAACAACACTTAAAACTACAAGCAATTCATTTGATGGTATTACAATTGAATTAGATGTTAATGCATCAATCAATAAAATTACCCCAGTTGGTGGAGGTAACGGTGGCCACTATCATCTACCAAACGGTTTTGAAGGGCAGATTATGTATATCGTCCCAGCTGAAGGTGGCGAAATGAATACTCATTACACAACAATGAGTTTTGATTCTGCAAGATGGTCTAATGGTAATGGTGTTATTAATCAGAACAACGCTAGTTGGTGGTTACCATTCCACGGTTCTCAAGGTGGACACGCTGTATTGACCTTAATATTTACAGATGGTGCTTGGAATCTACCACATAATTATTTCGATTAAAATAAATAAAGACTATGAATACATTTGACAAAAACATGGAAAAATTATTTGATGTATCACCTGTTGAACCAAAGGAACAACCTTTGGTTCCCGTTCAACCAAAATCACCGGTTGATAGTTTGGATTTGAAACAAGATTTGGTTGATTCTTATGAACAAACAAAATCAAATCTACAAGACTTGATTGATTCGGGTAAAGATGCAATGGAAGAATTACGTCAGATTGCCAGTGCAGGTCAACATCCACGTGCGTTTGAGGTTTATGCCACTTTACTAAAGAATATGGTAGATGCCAACAAAGAACTATTGAATGTTCAAAAACAAATGCGTGATATGGATGGCAAAAAGAAAGATGAAACTGGTACCAAAATCGACAAAGCTATCTTTGTTGGTTCAACCGCTGAGTTAAATAAACTCATCAAAGGTAAAGAATGATTGATGATGACGATTATGGCCAATTAAATCCTAATGATTCGTATAGGGATAATCCATTACTAAAAAAGGCAGGAGTTAAGGTTGATTATACTCAGGAACAAGTAGATGAGTATGTCAAGTGTGCCAAAGATCCTGTTTATTTTGCAGAGAACTACATCAAGATTGTTAACGTTGACGAAGGTCTGATGAAGTTTAAGATGTGGCCTTTCCAAAAGGAAATGATTAAGACTTACCATGAAAATCGTTTCTCTATCACCAAGTGTCCTCGCCAGGTTGGTAAAACCACCACCTCGGTCGCATATCTTCTTTGGTTGACACTCTTTACTGATACACAAAACGTGGCCGTTCTGGCGAACAAGGGTTCTCTTGCACGTGATATTCTTTCCAAATACCAGCTGGCATATGAAAACTTACCAATGTGGTTGCAACAAGGTGTCGTGGTGTGGAATAAAGGTAACGTTGAACTTGAAAACGGTTCTAAGATTATTGCGGCATCTACATCTAGTTCTGCCATTCGTGGTGGATCATTTAACTGTGTATTCTTGGACGAATTTGCGTTCGTTCCAAACAACATCGCCGAAGAATTCTTTAACTCTGTTTACCCTGTAATTTCATCTGGTAAAACGTCCAAGATTATTATTGTGTCCACGCCGAACGGTATGAACCTGTTTTATAAGTTGTGGATGGATGCAATCAACAAGAAGAACAACTATAAGACTTTTGAGATTCACTGGTCTATGGTGCCTGGACGTGACGAAGCCTGGAAAGAAGAAACAATCCGTAACACAAGCGAACGTCAGTTCAGACAAGAATTTGAAACGGAGTTCTTGGGTTCATCAAATACTTTGATATCTGGTTACAAATTACAGACTATTGTTTATCGTGATCCAGTTGCCAACCATGACATGATGAAGATTTATGAACATCCCGTCAAAGAAGGTATTAACGAATCTAAATCAGACCACTTATATTGTATTTGCGTTGACGTTTCTGAAGGTAAAAACTTGGACAGTTCAGCATTCCAAGTCATCGATATATCACAGACACCATACAAACAGGTGGCGTCATATGCAAGTTCCTCAATCACACCAATTTTGTTTCCAACAGTCATATATAATGCAGCAAGATATTACAATGATGCATATGTATTGGTAGAAATAAACAATAATCCTCAAGTTGCAGATTCTTTACACCAAGATTTTGAATATGAGAACCTATGGAAGGTATTTACAGGCAATAAAAAACCACAACAATTGAGTGCAGGTTTTGCCCGTGGCATTCAAATGGGTTTGAAAATGTCACCTCAGGTTAAAGCAATTGGTTGTTCCAACCTGAAAACTTTGATTGAAGGTGACAAGTTATTAATTAATGACTTTGATACTTACTCAGAACTTACCACATTTGAACAACAAAAGAATTCATTTGCGGCTGCTTTGGGTTCAAACGATGATTTGGTAATGTCTCTTGTGATTTTTGCTTGGGCAACAACTCAACAATACTTTAAGGAAATTGTAAATCACGACATAAGAAAACAAATTCAATTAGAACAGATGAACCAGATGGACGAAGATGTTTTACCAGCACCAATTATTGATGATGGTTTAGAACACGACTTTGAAATCATCGGTGGCGACATGTGGGAACTTGCAGACGGTGGTGAAACGTATGCAAAGTTTATGAGGAACAGACTAGAAAGGTTATAAAACCAGCCTTTCATAAATACTCTTATGGTATTTTGCCAAAAGAACATAATAATTCAAGGAGAATAAAATGGCATTTCAAATCTCTCCAGGCGTAAATGTAGCTGAAGTGGATGCAACAACCGTTGTTCCAGCAGTTCAACAAACCGCCGGTGCATTTGCTGGAGCATTTCAATGGGGTCCAGCAGACAAAGTAAAACAAATAGA